ACTTTGGCGCAGCGGCTCCGATGTCAGAAAAAGCCGCAGATAGTATTGTGAATGCACTTGCTACTTGATACTCAACAGCTCCGTCTGTCTTCCTTTTTGCCCATGCACAATAGCGATCGACAAAGGTATAGCTAGAGTTCACAATGTCGCGCTCTTGGCTGTTGAGAAAATCTATTTTCTTTTCAATGTCTGCCTGCTCATTAGCAATTGGCTCGACTGGTGCATTGGGTTCTCCGAATGCTTGGTGCGCCCTCTGCACCTCTCTCCACAAGTCCCCGTCGGCATCTGCTCTCTTTGGCCTCGATGGGTGGTGATATTTATTACACTTTGCATTCTTAGCAACTACAAAAACTTCTTCTGGGGACAAGCCTTGTCTGAAAAGCTCTAGCTCTAAACGCCAAAGCATTTTGCTCATATCTGAATTGATACCAGGCTCTTCCATGTAGAGGCTTAGTATCTCTCTGTTGCTAGATATTTTTGACAATACCTTTATTAGCTCAGGAGTTTGCTCTGGCATTGGAAGAGTAGCAAGCTCCGGAACCGCATCAACCGTCACATCTTTGTAGGTGTCTTCAATCTCAGCGAGAGAATAAATCAATCCAGTTGCGCTGGCGGTTACTCGGAAACTCTCTTTGTATTTTAGGTTGCTTGTTCCAGCAACTCGCAGAAGTTTAGTTGGGTTCCAACCAGAAACATCACAGCCCTGGTCTCTGTGTGCGTAGGCAATCTTCTTCGCAACATTAGCAACTCGCTGTGGATCCTGTTCGCCATCTAGAATCCAATAACAATGCCATCTATCTTTTGATGTCTCTACGGAAATCGATGGCTCTAGTCGGAAGTTGGATGGGTGGCAGGTATCAGCATCGGCATACACAACTGATACTGCCTTAGCGTTCTCCCGAATACGCCTCTGCTCATAGTAAATGATTGGGGAAAAATAAACATCTTGCTCAGAAAACTTTTCTGCGTAAGCAGTCATTTCCTCAAGCTCATCTGGATAGCTGAAAAACTTTTGGATTGTGGGGACAGCCTTGCTGTCCTTTGTAACGAGCGTGGCGTATCCGCTAGAGGAGCCGAGTATTGACTCTAGGAACTGCCCAATAGACATCTTCTCTCCTTAGAAGTTACCTCTTGTCCCCTTTCGGGATTCGAACCCGACACCGCCAAGGAGAGCCGGGCGAGAAAGAAGAGAGAGAAGCCCGAAACGGTGCACCATGAAGGGGTGGCGAGCAGTTTTGACTCGTGCTCAGGAGTGCCCATTGTGGACCTACCAGGTATCGTCGTCCGAACCAGTAGTCTTTTTTGCGCCCATAGACCTTAGCAAAGCCTCTGGTGTGCTAGCTGACTTTACAAAACCAGCCACATTGTTTTCCTCGCCCTCTAGGCCAGGAGCAATTTTGACCTTAGCGCCGATTGCCTTACCCATCAATTCGGTGGTGGTTGGCACATTGAACTTGCCGTCCTTCATATCGTAGCCTAGTGCTTCGAAGAAGGCCTGGGTCTTCCAAAATGCCTTGCCCGTGTAGAGTGGGACATAGGTAAAGAGCCTGCGGTTCTCGAACTCACCCTCTGAAACACGAAGCTGAATCTTGAACTGTGGCTTGCCAGCATTCTCTCCATTCTTGACCTCTAGGGTCTCGATGTCGAAAATGGTGGTGTTGTAGGTTCCTGCTGGTAAAAGCGAGTAATCGCTCTTTGGGGCCAAATCGGCCTGTGAAATGTTGATGCTAATTGCCATGATTATTTACCTCCTTCGGCAATTTTATCCATTATTTTCTTCATACTTGGATCGACAAGCCGACCTGGAAGACCAAATCGATTGCCAGAAACAAGTCTGTCAGAAGATTGTAGATACATAACTCGATGTATCTCTCCGTCACCATCTGATTCTGTGGTCAGATAGGCAACAATGTCGGGCACAGATGGAAGTGTGTTGCGAGCCGAGCCAGGCAGTAACGGAATTGTCTTTACTGCGCCAGTCTGCTCATCCTTCTCATCTAGTGCGTGGGCGACAATAATCCCCAGGAATGGGGCGGCGTGTAGCTTGCGAGAGATATCGGTAATCCACTGCTTTAGATCCCCATACTTACCGAACTTGTTGTTTCGGTTTTCTGGCTTGTCACCAAAGAACTTCTCAGCTCTATCCATCGCCACGCCAAGTGTGTCAATGATTACGGTTTTGTATTTGTGCTTCTGGTCTAACAGCGCAACAATCGCACTATCAAACTTGTCGTGAGTATCACAAGCAACCACATCTACATCTGGCCAGTCACGAGAGATAGCAGTAGAACCGCCCTCTGTGTCTAGCACAAGCACCGGAGACAGGGAAGCAATCTCCGCAGCCGAAGCTGCGAACCAACTCTTACCTCTCTTCGGGTCGCCATAGACCAAAATGGAATTTGGCCTGTTTAGCTGAGCTGCTTTTTTTATGCCCTTTTCGAAGGGCAACTTTGGAAAATCATTCATTATTTCCTCCTTGTCCAAAGCCTAACACATCTGATTCACCATCGTCGTAAAACTCCAGGCGTTTCAAAAGTTTTTTTATCATTATTCTTCTGTAGATTCTTCTTCCCGCCTCGATAATTGAGACCGCAGAAGAGAAGACTAAAAATACTTTTAGCCAGATGCTGTCGACCTCGTAAGCCGCGACAGCAAAGAGAATTGATTGTGCAATCAGTCCAACAACTATGCTAAGCATCAAGAACCTTGCAATTGAAACAATTTTCTTCTCTTGGGAAAGACTCAAGTTCTTTTCCATTTTGTATCTCCTTCCAAATCCGCTCTAGTCTGTGCCAGACATCAAGCGCGAACTTGTCATCATAGTCAAAAGTCCAGGTCCAAAGATCTGGCTCATAGGTTCCGTCTCGATTGATGAACACAAGTGAGCACCCGTCAATTGGAATGTTGTTCTTGTTCAAGCCCCAGGCATAAATCTGAACCTGAGCATAGTAACGCCGAAGTGTGTAAGAAGCCTCTGGGTCTTCTTTACCTTCAAAGATAATTGCCTGTAGGGCTTTTGACTTCTTTCTGTTACTGGTCTTCCAGTCCACTAAATGCTTGTTATCCACAAAGGCTAGGTCTGGCTTTGACTTGACCTCGCCATAACCCTCCAGCTTTCCGAGTCTAATTGTCTGCTCAATGCGAGCAGAAGAAAACTCCGGATATTGCTCAAAGTCAGAGTTTGGAATTCTAGACTCTAGGAACTCGTGAACAGCAGTTCCAATGCGAGCACCCATCCAGTATTTGAATACAGGTTGCTCAATGCCCATCAGCTTTGAGGCCAGGTGATACTCACAGGGGTCACTGAAATCACTAGCTCCCACTAGCTTCTGCGAGTCTCTTGAGCTTTGTTGCTGAAAAAGAGATAGCGCAAGTTCCTTGACTCTAGTATCCGTAATCATTATCTAAATTTTTTCCTCTCTTTTTTTTACTTTTCTTAGCCATCGTCATTCTCAGGAACTCGCTTGTTACTACGAGTGGTGTCTGGTCTTTCCCATCTTCGAATCGATAGCTGTCAACTTCTCTGGTGGGCATTCTCCTAATAGTAAAATCTACGCCACCCCAGATTCCGTTTTCTTCATTGTTCTTTACAGCATAGTCGAAACACTTTTGTTTTACTGGACAATTCTCACAAATTCTTTTAGCATTTTTGCCCTGACGCTCAAAATCTGGGAAAAAAAGTTCTGGGTCTGTCTGGGCACAAATAGCGTCTCTTTGCCAGTCTAGTGGGTCGCTTGTGTCTGGGTTATCGCCTAGGCGAAGTAAATCAAGAATTTCTTTCATTCTCTAGCTCCTTTAGTGCATCTCTCAAATCTTCTAGATAGATGTAGTCGCCTATGTCATTGAAAATCGAGTTCAAATCGATGGCTTTCCAGAAGCGATTAGCTTCTAGCTTTCTACCCTCAGCCACTCCGGACTGATAAGCAATCATCGAAGCTCTGTAAATAGCTTCATTGGTTGTTGGGTCGCTCATTTTTTCTCCTTGTTTAGAAAAGTTCTTCTTGACTAATACTAAAGTTTATTCCGCCCCAGACCCCGTGAATTTCGCTGTTGGCGACAGCAAAATCATAACAGGCCTTGAGTAGCGGGCATCCGTGGCAAATTTGTTCACACTCGTCTTCGGTAAGAAAGTCTGTATCTGTGTAAAGTCCTGGGTTATTGAGGCACGGATAAACTGGGTGCTCATCCTGTTGCTTACAAAGTTCTTCCCAGGCTTTTCTTGCTTGCGGAAGTATCCCAAGATCAAATCCATCAGATGTTTTTGCCACTTCATTTTTTCCTATCCCTTAGGCTTTCATTCATTTTTATTCTATCTTGAATGAGCCTAGAAAATTGTCCCTCGTCGTAAGTGTCGTCAGCAATTATCTTATAGGACAGCACTGACTTTTTCTGACCCTTGCGGTCTAATCGCCCAGCAGCTTGCTCATTGAGCAATCTGTTGTCGTCCTCAGAAAGCCAGACTACAACATTACAAGCCTCTTGTAGCCCGTCGGTTCCCTCGCCAATTGCGGATATAACTGCCACAATAAACTGAATGTTTCCGGCAATAAACTGCTCTAGAGCCTCGTCCCTTTGTGGCTGAGTCTTTTTACCCGACCACTCAAAGGCAGTGTGCCCAGTATTGATTAGCCTTGATGTTGTAAGTCTGGCAAACTTCTGGGAGTGAGTCAGAATTAGCATCTGCTCTCCCTGCGGATGGTCTTCGATTATCTGGAATAACTCCACCAGTTTTGTGGACTTACAATCCTCAGCGAATGTGACTTCGCCAGTCTCATCGTCAATCGTTGGCACACCTAGCGTTATCTGCCTCAGCCTTATCCGAACTGCTGCTGGTGCTTCGACAATCAATGGGTTATCACCGAGCCACACAAAAAGATCCTGCTCGAGTTTTTTGTAAATCTTTTTCTGCTCTGGTAAAAGCTCGACGGTTCTAACTTCTTCCTGAACTTGTGGAAGCTCGTGGTCAATTCCCTCTGGGTGAAGTTCGCAGCACCTCTCCCGCTTTAGGTGTCGGATGTAGCAGGGAATGCTTGTCACAATCTTCCCCGGAGTTCTTTCTCTATCTACAACCTTGCCAGCAAAAAAGTCCATCTTTGTTTCGCAATACTCTTCTACCCACGCCCAGTAACTTCTTCCTGCTACCTCTGGATAAATCCACCTCAGCACCGACCAGAACCCGTCAATCTTATTGCCAGCAATTGTTCCGGACATCCCCAGTCTTCTCTTTGCCTTGAGTGTGTGTAACATCTTGGCGGTCTTGCTGTTGCGATTAGAGGCTCTGTGAATCTCATCAAACACAGCAAAGTCAGGCTCTACCCCTCGCCAATGATAATTTCTGAAAAACTCCGGCGTAATCAAGAACCAGCCAGCCTCACCTGACTCTAGTTTCAAAAAGTTATTCTTACCAGTCGCGGTGGAATCAATCTTGTAAATCTTGGCATTGGGTATCTGTAGCAAGATTGTTTTCATCCACGCTCTCTTGTGGGTTCCCTTGGGAGCAATCACAAAGTTAGTCTTAGTTCTCAGCCTCTTGGCCACCTCAACGGCAATCAGGGTCTTGCCACCACCAACCTGCGTGGCGACAATCCCTGTGCCGTCGTGCTGAACTAACTTCTCAATGTCGCCTTCCTGGAACGGATAAGGCTTGAGCATTTAGTATCTATCTTCTCTCCAGTAGTTTTCTTGTTCGATTATGTCTAGGTCAGATTTCAAAGGGTCTCGGTGAAGATGAACGCTGGTATCAAATACCACTCTACCTAAGCCATAAATAATTCCAATCACTAGAATCAGTATTATTGCTGCCTCAAGCACTTGCCATCACCTCTTCCGCAATACCCTCTCGGTAAATCGCCGGAATTACAAACTCGTCTCCAGCGACATACTCAATCTCACCATTAGATATTCTTACGTCCGCCGAACCAGTCACCTTGCCGACCCCAAAAGAAGTCACTTGTAGTGTGTAGTCATAGGCATCCGTCTGAATTAGCGACCATCCATTCTCTGACTTTCGCACCTGATTTTCGGTGCTCGCCAAAATATCCTGAATGGTTTTGTAGTTACTTGTTCCGATGGCTTCTCCTAATCTAGTTCGTGGCACTCCTGCTTCGGCCGCCAGTCGAACAGCGGTGTCTCGCTCTTCTCTAATAACTTTCAGTCGATCTTCAAGTAGTTGCCTGACCTCAGCCTCAATGACTGCTTTTCGGTCGCGGTATTCTTTATGTCTCTCACGCAGATTTTCCAATGCTTGTTCTGCCTTTGGCGTTAGCCTTGTCACTACAGCACCTCTATTGCTTCATCCGTGATTAGTTTGGTTACCTTGCCGTCTTTGATAACTCCAATTGTCAGGGACGAAAAGTCCCTACACAAGAAAGTGAGTTCATCATCAGTTGGCTTATTTGTCAGTTCAAGTTCAACGCCCTGAACCTCTGTTGTTATGGGATACCAAGTAAAAGACTTGACATTAGCCTCGTCTGAAAGAAACCTGCTCTCTTTCATTACCGGTATCATCATTTGCGAGAGTTGATTGAACTCTCCGGTGATAATGTAGTCAATATCCATTGACCCTCCTGTCTGTTTAGTTGTATTTTATTCCAATGCCACAATAGATTATGACAAAGACTGGCGTGTCGTGTTTTGCTTGTCGATGTATCCAAGCCTGACAGCAATTCTGCTTATCTGCTTTAGGGAGTTATTCAGCATAAAGTAGGCGGAGTCCATCGCCTTGTCGATGTCCTGCCTACCAGGGTCGTTGATGTCCATACTGGGCACTAGGCAATCCAAAAGGTATGGCATATCCTGCTCAATCAGATACTCACGCATAGCGTTCTTGAGTCCCTCACGCAGTTGCTTTTGGTTCATTCTTGTTCTCTCCTCTGGCAATAATCCTGTAAGCCTCTAGTAAAATCTCGCTCTGTTTCGCACCCATACCTTTACAAAGATCCTCGAAGAGTTCAGATGAAATCTCATTCTGACCCCGCTCAAACTCGGACAGGTGGGAAATGGAAATCCCAGTCTTGGCCGATACCTCACGCAGGGATAGGTTGTTCTTCTGTCTGATAATGCGAATTACGTGCCCGTAGGCTACTCTCAATCTCATACTTATCCTTTTGTTACTAACTCAACTTCATACTCTGGCAGTGACTCATACCAATCCC